CATAGCCACCACAATGAGCCGCCGCTGGGGGTGCATTTTGACCCGCAGGCCCGGCGGACCTTAGAACGGGCAGCTCAAGAAGCATTTGACAATCTCCACGGCCCCGGCAGTTTTGCCGGGGTGTTTGGAGAAGATATATAGGGAGGGAGTACAATGTCCCAAATCGTGAACAAAAAAAGCGTGCTGGAAATGGCGATGGGCGCGATTGCCGAAATTACGGATTATGAGGTGGAGCGCGTTGTGGCCAACATTATGGACCCCAACACCGCCGCTAAGGCAAAGCGCAAGATCACCATCACACTGACCTTTACGCCGGATGACTACCGCCAGCAGATCGGCATGGATGCGCAGGCGAAAACCAGCCTGGTGCCGGTGCAGCCGGTGCGCACAAACCTGTGCATCACTAAGGGCCGGGATGGTGAGCTGCTGCTGGCAGAGATGACCCCGCAAGTCCCCGGCCAAGTAGATATGGACGGGGTGGAATCCCCTGAACCTGCCATTGCCCGCGTGGGCCGTGGCACATGCTAAAAGATAGGAGATACAGAGATGGAAGTTAGCTTTTTGAAAGACGCTATCAACCGCATTGCCGAGATGGCACAGCCTTTTGTGATGGAGGTTGATGGGCGCAAGTATTGTTCCGCCAACATGTGCGAGGTTGAGGGCCAGGGCGAAAAGCCGTTACCCTACCGGGTAGACACCCTTGACGCCCTGATCCAGCTGATCCGGACAGAGGGGGTGAAAACCTACGAAAAGTTGTTTGTGCGCGTGAAAGACCCCCACACGGTGGTTGTTGACAGTGGTTATATTACTACATCGCGGGAGTTTTACGACCGCGCCTCTCTCTATCAGGCTGTCACGGATGTTCCGCCGGTTACATATGGGCGCGCGATGGACGCGGAGCGGGCCGTAATTGAGCTGCAGAGCTTGTACGCGGCCACGAGGGACAGGGATTATCTGCTGGCGCTGTTGAGCCATATCGACACCAGCCAGGGCGTGTCCACTATGGACAACGGCGTTACCCAGGAAGTAAGCGTGCGCCGCGGCGTGGCGCTGAAAGAACAGCAGACGGTGCAGCCCATCGTACACCTGCAGCCTTACCGCACGTTCCTGGAGGTAGCACAGCCCGCCAGTGACTTCCTGCTGCGCATTGATAAGGACGGCCACCCGGCCCTGTATGAGGCGGACGGTGGAGCCTGGAAGCTGGAAGCCAAGCGCAGCATTGCCGCCTATCTTGGCGGACAGCTGGCCGATCTGGTGGAAAGCGGCAACGTGGTGGTGATGATCTGATGCTTAACGTAATTGCATTGCAGGGCCGCCTGGTGCGTGATCCGGAGCTGCGGCAGACCACAACCGGCAAGCAGGTGGCAACCTTTACCCTGGCCTGTGACCGTGGGCGGAGAGACGCCAGCGGCAAGGCTGTGGCGGATTTTATTCCCGTCGTTGCGTGGGAACGTGCGGCGGAGTTCGCCTACAAGTGGTTCTCCAAGGGCATGATGGTAGCGGTTGATGGCAGACTGCAAAGCCGGACGTACCAGGCAAAAGACGGAGCAAACCGAACTGCCATTGAAGTGGTAGCGGGCAACCTTAATTTCTGCGGCAGCAAGGCAGATAACGCCGCTGCTGGTGCCCAGACGGCTATGGAACCCGCCGCACAACCACGGGCAGCGGCACCGGCATATAGTCAAGGCCCAACCGATGATTTTGCCCCGATTGAGGATGATGGGGACCTGCCGTTTTAACTTTTGATAACATAACCTTGCGGGGATGCGCTGCGAAAAGCAACGCAGTGCATCCCTTTGTTAAGGTTAGCCTTTTTTAGGGGGCCCAAAATGGAAACACCAACATTCTACGCGATTCTGCCCGCAAGCGTCAGGTATGATGCGAGGCTCAAAGCTGCAGAAAAAATCCTGTATTGTGAGATCACATCGCTGTCCAACGCAAAAAAGTATTGCCATGCAGGCAACAACTATTTTGCGACACTGTACGATGTGGACGAACGTACCATCCGGCGCTGGCTCCACAACCTGGAGGAACTGGGTTATCTGCTGATCGAATACGAGAAGCAAGGGGACGGCCAGCAGCGCAGAATTATTCCGCTGGACAACGCCCCGGCGGGCGTTCCTGAAATGTCCGCCCCGGACAAAATTGTCCGGCCCACCCGGACAGAAATGTCCGGAATCCCCGGACAAAATTGTCCGCCAAAATATTACAAGAATAATAATACAAGAGAGAATAACGCGGGCGCGCGCGCGTGCGTGAGCGACATCATACAGCAGGCGTTCCCAGATGACAGCGATCTGACCAAGGCGCTGACATCGTTTGCGGAATCACGCAAGGCGGGGAAACATCCGCTAACCGTGCGTGCTGCGGAGCTTGTATGCAGCAAGCTGAGACAGCTGGCCGATGAAGCAGACGTGCGTGACCGTAGTGGGTACATGATCGCAGTGCTGGAGCAAAGCATCTTGCGCGGGTGGGAGGGCTTGTTCCCCCTGAAAGATGACTTCGTGGATCGTCCCCCGGTGCAGCAGCCGGAGAATACCGCGGACGAACCCAGGAACATTGCATCGGGCGATGATATTCTCAACTATCTGTGAGGGAGTAACATGGAGATAAGCCATCAGCAACTTAACCAGCGGGCATTTTTAGGGGCCGCGCTTGTAGACCCGGCGGGCGCGCATGAGTATATTCTCAAGCTGACGCCGGGCATGTTTGACGAGGGAGCCTGCCGCGATACGTTCGCGGCAATCCAACGGCTGACCTATGCAGGGGAACCGGTGGACCCTGTGACGGTGGTTAATATGGCCACATCAGCAACGTTGTCTGCCGATAATCTCAAGCGCAACATCATGCAGATGGCCGAAACATGCCCATCCATTGCCAACGTTGGCAGTTATGCTGCGCAGATCGTGGAAGATTACCGGTATCAGCTAATCCAGGCCGATCTGCTGAAATGTATGGCCAAGGATGCAATGGATGCAGACAGCGTGTGTAGGCAGCTAAGACGCACGCTCTCCATGCAGGATGCAATTCGCAACACGCAGGAAGATAGCACAGCCCGCGATTTTGACGCGGTTCTGGATTCTGCCTTGGCGCAGCTGGATGAACCAGATAACAGCCTAAAGCTAGGGTGGCCGGAACTTGACCGGTTTGGAGTATTCCACCGCACCCGTGTTTGCGTGGTGGCCGGGCGGCCTGGATGCGGTAAAACGGATTTTTCGCTTAACTTGGCATCCAGGCTAAGCAAGAAATACCGGGTATACTATCTCACTCTGGAAGAGACGGCAGAGGCCCTGATGAATCGGATGCTGTCGAAAGTATCCCGCATTGATTCCGGCAAAATTACAAATAAGCGGCTGGATGAACGGGAGCACAGAATCGTTGACAACACCGCGGGAGCTCTCCGGCAGCACCATAACATGATGCTGGATGCGGACAGCAACCTGACCATTGATGGGCTGGAAGCCAAACTGATGCAATATAAGCCGGACGTGGCATTTGTGGACCACATCGGCCTGCTAAGCCCGACCGATCCGCGCCAGACAGAATACCAGCGGATATCTGAAATAACCCGGCGGCTCAAAGTTGCAGCTATGAAAATGGGCATTGTGATTGTGGAGCTGTGCCAGATCAGCCGATCGGGCGTAAAGGGCAGCACCGAAAAATTCTGCAACTTGGAAGATTTGCGAGGCAGTGGCACGATCGAACAGGATGCCAACAGTGCAATCTTCGTGGAGAACCGCCGCCCAGAGGATAGCCAGGAACTACGCGGGTATAGTGCATACCAGAAAACGGCCATCATGTACGCCAAAAACCGTGAGGGCCCAACCGGTGTGGTGGCTATGCGGTGGCAGCCACAGTATCACGACTGGCAGCCAGCACCCAAAGAAGATTATGACAAGATGGATCAAGCAAGTTTTTGATAACAGCCTAAAAAGGCAAGGGAGTAACGAATTATGATTAGTATTGCAATTATCAACCTCAAAGGCGGCGTTGGAAAGAGCGTTACCGCCTGTAACCTGGCAGCGGAGCTGGCAGCCATGAGCTGCAGCGTGCTGGTTGTTGATCTGGATAAGCAGGGCAACACAAGTAAGTTTTTTGGTGTGCTGGACTATGAGCGCCCATCTGTGGCAGAGGTCATGTTGGGCGACTGCAAAGCGGCAAATGCCATTGTGGAGGAAACCGGCGTGGTAGGAATCCAGCTGCTGCCCTGCGATATGCGAATGCTGAAAGCCAACCGGTCCATCTTGATGGACACCACAGAGCCACAGCAATTCCGCCTGCGTGACGCCCTAGAGAACCTGGCGGGAAACTATGAGTATTGCATCATGGATTGCCCGCCGGACCTGGACATGGGCAGTATCAACGCACTGTGTGCTGCGGACTGGGTTATTATCCCGGTGGATTGTGACGAATGGGCTTGTGACGGCATGAAAGAAATTGTGGATCAGATTGAACGTGTGCAGATGTACTACAACCCACACTTGAAGATCATGGGAACCATGATGACCAAATATCGCCGCACCCGTTATGCAGCTGATGTGATCCGGCAGCTTAGAAGCTCTGGCGCTGCAATCCCAATGATGGATACGGTGATTCGCTACACGGTCAAGGTTGGCGAGGCCAAAAGCGTGCATAAACCATTGCGCGAATACTGCCCCGAATGCACAGCAGCGGCGGATTATAAGGCGCTGGCGGAAAAGGTTGAAAGCATTGTGTCCAACGTGGACACTAAGGAGGGCTAAACGATGAGCAAGGGATTTTCGATCAATGATATTCTGGGCAGCCAATCAGCACCGGCTGCCCCGGCGGGCCTGAAAATGCAGAATAGTGAGGTGAACTATGATTACTTATGATGGACTGTTTCGGCAGTTATACAGCCAGGGGCACAACAAATACTGGTTAAGAAAGAACGGCATAAGCCCATCGGTCCTAGGAAAACTAGATAAAGGCGGCGGATTGGATTATCGCACAATCAATAAATTGTGTGCTCTGCTGAATTGCCAGCCCGGTGATCTCATGGAATACGTCCCCGATGTTGCGCAAGGTGACAGCGCAGAAAACGACACATAAAAAATAAGCGGCGGGCTATCCATGAAAAAGAGAAAAGCCTGCCGCTTTTATTATGGATTATTTAATTTGTCGGTCAGTTGTCTTTGCCGATCTGCTTAATAACCTGATCCGCGCCGGTAGCCGCAAGGCCGGAAACAATGCCCACGGCCAGGGCGGTCAACGGATCCGCGGCGGGAAAGTCCGGCACGTTGATGTACATGGCGGCCACCCCCAGCAGGCCGCCAAGGGCGCCGCAGATGGACGGCAGCCATTTGTTGGCCAGCGGGGTCTGCTTGACAGCCGTTGCGGCAAGGTAGCAGATAACGGTGATGCAGGCAACGGATGCGGTACCAAAAGATGCAATATCCATGATGGTTTCCTCCTATGTGTGTTGGTCAATCGTTCTTAATCTGTAAGGCTTTGGCGCGGTTGTACAGCTCTGTACCCGTGCCGTTGCCGCCCAGCGCATGGTAGCTGCGGTAGAGATATTCCAGGTTTCGCAGGCCGTCCGTGTCAATGCTGCCCTGCGCAATGTAGCGGGAGCACTCGGCGTACAGGCGATCGTGTAGGATAGCAAGCAGTCCGGCCTTGATGGCTTTGCGTTCCTCTTCCTGTTCCTTCACCCGCTTGGCCAGGCGACGGTAGCCTGCCAGCAGTGCGGCGCAGATCAGGCCGAAGAGCCACTGCACCCAGTATCTGATGATCCAGTCCAGCACGGTCAGCCCTCCACATACTCGGCCTTGTACAGCCCTGCATCAATCAGCTGCAGCTCTGCGCACTTGCGCATGATGTACCAGGCGTCGCCGCTGGATACCGGTCCAACGTCCAGCATCCACTGGTTGCCATCCGCGCAGGTTTCGCGGTAGAGACTGGCGGCAACCAGCCCCAGCCCCTCGCACAGAGCGCGGATGGTTGCGCGGTCGCCGCTGGAGATACGGCCAATGGTGATCCGCTGCTTGTCCAGCTTGTTGGGGGTGGTATCCTCCGGCGGGGGCGCGGTGTGACCTTGCAGGCCCGCCTGGATCATCAGCTGCTCATAGTCCTTATACACCCGGTTGCAGTCCAGGCTGGTGCCGTAGCCGGGCACGCCCAGCGCGTTGCGGCTGGAATACTGCCAGATGCCATACGGCAGGGGGCAGGTGCATGTGCTGCCGTACTGGGCGACCCAGATATCATATTTTGACAAAGCCTTGAAGTCCAGGCGGTTGCGGATAAAACCGCAGCTAGCATACAGGATGCCGTAATACCCTGCGGCCTCAATCTCCGACAAAAAGGCCTGTACAAGTGCCGTGCGCTGCGCGTTGGTCAGGCGCAGGATGCACGGCTCGTACTCGATATCATACGCCACCGGCAGGCACAGGTGCTTGCCCTTAATCGCGGCC